GCAGCCAGCCTTCCTGCTCACCGGCCCGGAACTGGAGACCACCGCCGAGGTGATCCTGCGCAGCGCCAGCCTGCCGACCGGCACCATGAGTTCCGGCGTCTACAACCCCTGGGCCGGCAAGCTGACCCCGATCAGTGACGCGCTCATCGCCGACACCAACGCCTGGTACCTGTTCGCACTGCCGAGCCAGTACCCGGTCATCGAAGTGGCCTGGCTGATGGGAGACCAGGCTCCGTTCATCGACGACGAGGTCGATTTTGCCTCTGACTCCCTCGGCATCAAGGTCCGCCACGACTTCGGCGCTGGCGTGGTCGATTGGGTCGGCGCTCAGTACAACGCCGGCGCCTGAGCCTGACAGATAACCTCCCGGGCCGGTCAGTGCCGGCCCGGGACCACCATACACACGAGAGGTACATACCATGGCAATCGGACACGTAGCACCCGGGACCGTCGTCCCCTACACCAACGCCGGCGGCGCCGCTATCGCCGCAAACACCGTCATCGAATTCGCCGCCATGATCGGCATCACCACCGGAATTATCGCCCCGGGCGCAACCGGCACCGTGGCCATCTCCGAGGTCTGGACCCTGCCCAAAGACGGCAACCTCGCCATCAACCAGGGCGACCAGTTGTATTGGGACACGGTCAACGACGAGGTGGACAAAACGAACACCAACGTGCCCTGCGGCAAAGCCTACAACTCCGCACTGCTGGCCGGGACCGAGATCCAGGTCATTCTGAACCTGTGAGGTGAGACATGGCCATCGGACATGTAGCTGAGGGGCTGACCATGCCCTATACCAACGCTTCCGGCGTCGCCATCGCCGCCGGGGATGTGGTGGCATTTGGGGCGATGATCGGCGTCGCCACCGCCACCATCCCGGACGGCACTACCGGCACGCTCGCCGTTTCCGGCGTCTGGATTCTGCCGAAAAATAACGCGCTCGCCATCACGCAGGGCGACCAGCTTTATTGGGACGTGGGTGACGGCAACATCAACAAAACCTCAGCTGGCAACGTCCCGTGCGGCATCGCGTACACGCACGAGTTGGCCGCGACGGCGACCGTGCAGATCAACCTGAACGTCTAACCAGATGATCAACCGGACCGAGGTGCTCAGCGCAGCACTAGCAGATTTCGGCGAGCCTGCCGCCATCAACGGCGGCAGCCTCACCGTCCTGTACTCCCCGGTCGGCAGTATGCGGTGGACAGGCCAGGAGGAAGTGCTGGTGCAGCAGCCCACCGCCGAGGCGCTCACCGCCTCCGTAGAGGCGCTGGACATCGTGCCCGGGCCGCGCGGCGACCTCATGACGATCAACGGTCTTGACTACACCATCCTCGCCATCGACCCGGATGGCGAGGGCGGATCACTCATGACCCTGCAGAGGCGTTACCTTGACTGACCTGACTGCCATTGCCGCCGTTGTTCAAGCCATGCTGGAGACCGTGGCCGGGTTCCAGCTGGTGGAGCACAGCTCCGCCAGGCGGGCGCCCGAGTACGTGCCGTCGGTGGTGCATTATTTCGCCGGGGCGGGCGAGGCGGACAACGCCGCGCTCGACCAGGTGCTGAGCTGGGGCATCAATCTCTACGCCCCGGTGATGGATGCGACCGAGGGCAACCAGCACGCGCTGGAGTTGATCGAAGCCGTGGGCGCGGCCGTGGACGCTTGGTCACCGACCATCAACGGCCGGTGCCTGCCGGCTGTGCTGGCCGAGGCACGCATTACCGAAGTCACCGACACGCTGCTCGCCTACTACCTGGAGCTGCGGCTCTCCGTGCCGGCGGCAGCGACCGCCAACACGGCCACCGGCGACGCCTTGTTGAACGCCATCAAAACGGCGGTGCAATCAATCACCCCGCTGGCGGCCACGTCTGACTGCTACCTCGCCCCTGAAGCCGGCTACCGGCCCGCCTGTGTTGGCGTGCCGTCGCTGGGCATCCGGCCGGCGGGCGTGACCCGGGAGGAGATCAGCGGATGCAGCTACGACGCGCGCTACCAGGTCGAGTTGATCGCCCATGTGCTCGCCACCGGGGCAACCAGTGCGGCCAGCGTGCTGGACGCCGCGAGCACGGTACTCATTGGCAACCTGCTGTCCCTGCCCGGCGTGGGTGCCTGCCGCCCCATGGACGACGGAGCGCCGGGTCTGGTCCGCGACGAGTATGGCCGCTGGCTGGTCCGGGCGAGCCGGATGCTCGAATACACAATTTCCGAGAGGTATTGACATGGCCGCGAAAAAGCTGCCCGAGGCCGTGCCCGTAGCGGCCGACGCAATCGAAGAAACCCCCGAGCCGCGGCCCGTGCCGCCCTCGCCCGCTGCCGGCGGCCGCTACGTCCAGGATGCTGAGACGGGCGAGTTAGCCCGCGTTGAATTCACCACTGAGAGGACTGCACAATGAGCCGTTATCTGCGCAACACCACCCTGCTGGCCAAGGTCGAGACCGCCTATGGCACGGACGCTGTGCCCACCGGAGCGGCTAATGCCATGCTCGTTTCGGACGTGACCATAACCCACACCTACGCCAACGTGGGCCGCGACCTGATCCGCTCGTTCATGGGCGGCAGCGAGGAGCTGGTCGGGACCAAGCACGTGGCCATCGAAGCCACGGTAGAGCTGCAGGGTAGCGGCACCGCCGGCACCGCCCCGGCCTGGGGACCGCTGATGCGCGCCTGCGGGTTTGCCGAGAACGATCTATTGACCCCTGACCGGATCGAGTACGTGCCCGTGTCCACCGCGTTCGAGAGCGCCTCCATCTACTACTACATGGACGGCGCCCTGCACAAGGCGCTCGGCTGCCGCGGCAATGTGGAGATCAACGCGGGCATCGGCGAGCGGCCGACGCTCAAGTTCAGCCTGCTCGGCATTGACGGCGGCGTGACCGCGGCCGCGCCCTCCGGCGTGACCTATGCCAGCTTCAAGACCCCGCTGGTCGTCACCGAGGCGAACGTGGCCGAGTTCCTCATGGGCTGCACCTATGCCACCGGAGCCTTCACCGGCGGCGCGGACTTCTGCTCGCGCGGGCTCACCCTGAACGCGGGAAACGACGTGCAATACATTCCGACGTTGGGCTGCGAGGGTGTGGACATCGTTTCCCGCGCCGCCACCGGCTCGCTGTCGCTGGACCTGGCCGCTGCTGCCGAGGTGACCGCCATGACCGCAGTCGAAGCCAACACCCTGACCAGCATCGGCATGACTTTGGGCGCCTCGGCCGGCTACATCACCCGCATTTTCGTGCCCTACGCGCAGCGGACCAATCCGAGGTATGAAGATGTTTCCGGGCGGGCGCATGTGTCGTTTGACCTGCGCTGCGTGCCCGGAGCAACCGGCAATGACGAAATCAAGATCATCCTGACCTGATAACCACGAACGCCTGGAGGTACCATGTTTCAACTCGAACCCAACCCGACCTTCACCGCCCCGGTGGCCATCCCGGTACCGGGGCAGGGCGAGGCGACCGTTGAAGTCAAATTCAAGCACATGGGCAAGCAGGGCTTGCAGGCGTTCCTTGACGGCGCCAAGGACCGCACCGACATTGACAGCTGCTCCTATATCGTGGCCGGCTGGTCTGGCGTGAGCGCTGATTACTCGCCCGAGGCGCTGGCTACCCTGCTCGAAAACTACCACGGCGCCGCCCTGGCCATCCTGCAGACCTACATCCGCGAGTTGACCGGGCAGCGCGTAAAAAACTGAAAGCGGCGGCCCGGCGACTGGCCGGCCGGGACACGCCGCCGCAGATCGACGCCGAGGCAGCGCAAGCGGCCCTGGCCATGGGCATACCGCAGGCCGAGGTGGTGGCCGCGCGCACGGCCCGGAAGGTTGAGCCGCTCGCCGTCTGGCCGGAGAACTGGCGGCCGGTGTGCATCGCCAGCGGGATGCACACGCAATGGCGGATGGGGCCGGCCGGGCCGATAGGCTGGGATTACACCGCCCTGCCGATTGTCGAGGCCCGGATTGACGCGCCGGCCGGGGATGATGCCGCCGATGAGTTCCACGCCCTGCAGATTATCGAGGGCGAGCTTTTAACACTGCTGCGAGAGCGCAATGGCTGACAACAAAATTCAGGTCCTGCTCGAAGTTGACGACAAGGGGACCGCCTCGCTGCAGAAGTTCGGCCGCACCGTCACCAAGACGGGCAAGGATGGGGAGCGCGCGCTTTCCTCCATGGGCGCGGCCAGCTCTAACCTCGCCCGCAACGTCGCCACCCTGGCTGCCAGTTATGCTTCGCTGCAGGGCGTTCGCGCCCTGATCCAGATCGCCGACCAGTACACCAACCTGGAAGGCCGCCTCCGCCTCGTTACATCCTCCACCGCCGAACTTGCCGCCGTAGAAGCACAACTCTACGCGGTCGCCCAGCAAACCCGCGTCGGCTACGCCGAAACGGTCGAGCTGTATACCCGCCTCGCCAGGGCCACCAAGGAAACGGGGATCAGCCAGACCGAGCTGATGTCTACGGTTCAGGCCGTCAACCAGGCGCTCATCGTCTCCGGCGCCACGACCACCGAAGCGAACGCCGCACTGATCCAGTTCAGCCAGGGTATGGCCTCGGGCGTGCTGCGTGGTGAAGAGTTGAACTCCGTCATGGAGCAAACGCCGCGCATCGCTCAAATGATCGCGGACGGGCTCGGAATTTCACTCGGCCAGCTGCGCGCCTGGGGGAAAGAGGGCAAACTCACCAGCGACGTGGTTATGCCCGCTCTGCTGCGCTCGGCCGAGGATGTCAACCGTGAGTTCGGGTTGATGCCGACCACGGTCAGCCAGGCGGGGACCGTGCTGGCCAACACGCTCAAAAGCCTGGTCGCCGATGCCAACAGCGGCAGTGGGGCCACCAAGGAGTTGGCCGAGGCCATCATCGGCGTGAGCACGGCCGTGGACGCGAACCGGGAGAACATCCTCGAGATATTCGCGGCCATCGTCACCGCCGCCGGGCATGCTGGCCAGGCGATCTTGAACATCGCCAACTCGGTCAAGGGCTTTGCCGCGGTCGCTGCGGGCGCGCTGTCGTTGAAGGATTTCGCCGGCATGAACGCGGGCGAACTGACACAGTGGGTGCGCGACTATGACTCCGGCCTGCAGCAACTCAAGGACCGCGTCAACGAAACCGCGGCCGCGCTCAAATCGCTGTACGAGGAAGACCCGGACTTTGTCGATGAGGAGGCCCTGCGCCGGGCGACCCTGCAGTTTGAGGCGGCCAAGCGCGAGTTGGCCGCGTTCGAGGCCAAGGGCAAGGATGTTGCCGCCGCCAGCAAGGATATGGCTGCGGCCCAGGCCGGGGCCACAACGACGGTCAAGGACACCACCCGCGCGGTGAACACCGCCGGATCGGCCAAAGACACCCTCGCCAAGGCCAGCAACACCGCCGCCAAGGCCGCCAAGGACCTGGCCCGCGAGGAAGAGGCGCTCGCCCGGGAGGCTGAGGCAACCGGCCGGGCCATGATCAAGGCCGCGGCCGACCACCGGGCCGCTACGCAGGAGTTGTCCGAGAACCTGCGCAAGAGCCTGGGCGAGCAGATCCGCGAAGAGTACGCGGCCACGGCGGCCGGCTACGATGCCCGCGAAAAACTCGCCGAAGAACACGCCGAGTGGATCAAGGGCCTGCAGGAAGGGCTGCTCCGCGACATCGAAACCGGCATCGGCGATTTCGTTTACAATTTCCTCACCGGGGAATTTGACAGCATCGGCGACCTGTTCGAGGGCTTGTGCGACTCCATCCTGCGCGCCTTTGCCAACCTGATTGCCGAGATGGTGGCCAGGTGGACCATGTCGGGCTTGGTTGGGCTGTTTACCGGCAAGGGCTTCTCGGGCTTCAATGTCGGGGCGCTCGGCCTCGGCCAGGGCGGCCTGCTCAGCGGCAGCGGCACCGGCAGCGGCACGGCCGCGCTCTCGCAGTATGGCCCCTATGCGGCCGGCTACCAGTTCGGCCCCGGTGCGGGAACGAGCGCCGCTGTCACCGGCGGGCAGGCGGCCGGGGCGGCCCTGGGCGCAGCCGGCGGGGCGTATGGCCTCTACAGCGCGGCCAGCCAGGCGTCCAAGGGGGAGGCTGGTGTGGGCACAGCCCTGCAGGCCGGTATCTCGGCCTACTCGATTTACAAGGGCTACCCGACCGTGGCCGCCTACTTGTCGTCACTTGGCGGCACGGCGGCCACAGGAACCGCGGCAGCAGCCTACACCGGCGCAGGCTCGCTCGCCTACGGCCAGACCGGCAGCGTGGTCATGAACGCCATGCTCGCCGAGAAGATGGGCACCGCGGCCGGATCGGCCATCGTTGCCGAGACCACGGCCGCCGGGACCACCGCGGCAGCCGGCTCTACTGCAGCCGCCGGCACCACCACCGCCGCGGGTGGATCGGCCGGAGCGGGCCTGAGCACCGGCGCCATGGTCGGCGGCGGCGCCATCATGGCCCTCGGCTCGCTCATCGCTATGGGCATGGGCAACAAGGCGAAGCAGGAATTTTACTCGCCGCGCTACGGCAATGTGCCGTTCAACGACTATGGCCACGATGACCGACAGGACATGATCCGCGCCGGCCGGTCCGGCTACAACTGGGTGAGCGAGGCCCAGCC